AATGAACAGAGCATTTACACAGGCTTTATTCCAAGGTAGATCAGATGTTTCAGAACTTGATGTGTTATTAAGTATTTTTGCAGAAAAGAAAAGTTACGGATATCTTTTTATGAAAAAACATGCCGTCAACAAAGACGACCTACAAGACATGATATCTGCAGAAAACATCATCGGTGATGAGGCAATGCATGGTGGTCCTGAACAAAGATTGAGACCAAATCAAGCAGACAAAATCCTTAAAAATTATTGTGAAAATTTGAACCAGAAATACTTTGATAAAAAGATAGATCCTGTTATAGGCAGAGATGAGGAAACAGAAGTTTTAAAACAGATATTGGCAAGACGAAACAAGTCCAACGTACTAATAGTTGGCGATCCCGGAGTAGGAAAAACTGCCATAGTCGAGGGCCTAGCGAGAAGAATTGCAAAAAATAAAGATGATGTTCCGGAATACATAAAAGATCACGTCGTGTACAGTCTCGATGTAAGTTCAATGTTGGCGGGGTCGAAGTTTCGAGGAGATTTTGAGGAAAGATTGAAACTTGTTTTAAACGCCTTAGACAAAAAAGGCAAAACAATTTTGTTCATAGACGAAGCACACATGATGGTGGGTGCTGGTTCAACAGGACAAGGCGGCATGGATCTAGCCAATATGATCAAGCCGGTACTGACAAGAAGCACAACTAAAGTGATTGCATCAACCACGTGGGAAGAATATAGAAAGTTTTTTGAGAAAGACAGAGCATTGATGCGTAGATTCCAGCGGTTACAGATAGGGGAACCGTCGAAAGAAACGGCTATAAAAATTTTGAAAGGCATCAAGCAATATTATGAACAATATCATAGTTGTATTATTACGGATGAGGCTGTAGAAGATTCCGTAGAATATTCTAGTAAGTTTATTGCTGATAAAAAATTACCTGACAAGGCGATTGATGTAATGGATTCTGCCTGTGCTAGATTAAGATTAAAAGGAGTCAAAGATGGAAAAATTGATCATAATGAGATTATACATGAAATTTCAAAAATTACAGGCATACCGATAGAACAGTTATCACAAAAACAAGCAGTCAATTTAAAGACATTAGAAGAAAAAATGAAACTGCAAGTTTTTGGCCAAGATAAAGCACTAGAAACTGTGATTGATAAAATATTGGTAAGCAGAGCAGGATTGAAATCTTTGAACAAACCAATAGGATCTTTCCTTTTCATTGGGCCTACTGGTTGTGGAAAGACAGAGACAGCAAGGCAACTTGCAAAAACTTTGGGTGTAGAACTTTTAAGGTTTGACATGAGTGAGTATCAAGAAAAACACTCAATAGCAAAATTGATAGGATCACCTCCAGGATATGTGGGATATGAAGATGCCCAAATGGGTGGTGGTATGTTGATTAACGAAATTGAAAAAAATCCCCATGCCGTCGTACTTTTTGACGAAGTTGAAAAAGCACATCGAGATGTATCAAACATGCTTTTACAATTAATGGATTATGGAACTGTGACAGGGTCTAATGGTAAAAAAGCAGATGCTAGAAATATTGTTTTAATATTGACCAGTAACCTCGGAGCAGAAGAAATGGAAAAAGGCACTCTGGGATTTGGTGAGCATGAAAGAACAGACGATGATGATGCAGTTCGTAAATTCTTTGCACCTGAATTTAGAAACAGGTTAGATGCTATGGTCAAATTCAGCACACTTGCAAAAGATACAATGAAAAAAGTTGTGAACAAATTTTTACTTGAACTTAATAATATGACTATTGAAAAACACGTTGAGGTAAATGCAACAGAAGAGGCTGTAGAATACCTAGTGCAAAAAGGATTTGATCCAAAAATGGGTGCTCGTCCGTTGGCAAGAGTCATTGATGATGAAATTAAAAAACCACTTTCTAGAATGATTTTGTTTGGGACACTTCAAGAAGGGGGAATGATCGAGGTGAAAGTAGTAGATAACAAATTATCTTTACTTTACAAAAAGGGCGTTATAGAAAAAACAAAACAGGAAGAAACGTCTAGTGCGGAAACATCACAATAAACTTTTCTACAACAAGTACACACACAAGGCAGTGTTCAACATGCCATGGGCAAATTTCCTTTGGCCAACAACAGACGTGCATCTTTGGCAAATACTAAACGAACCTATAGTTTTCAATCATTCCTCGCATATTAATGGAACTTATGTTAAAAACATGGACAAGATACGTGCATTAGCATGGATGATACAAAATCATAGGCGGTACATAAAATTTAGAATAGAACAACACAAAGTAATATTCTACAGTACAAAAAAAATAATACATGAAATTATAAATGCTTTCTGGGAAGAATGGGTTGATACGCAATCTGTTAATCTAGATTACTTAAAAAAATTATCTAAGGATCAAGTTTTATGTAAGAGACTACCGCACAATAAGTATCAATATCAAGTGCATTTGAATTCTAGGAAACAAATACCTTTTCATGTGAGAGCCGCATTATCAGAATATCTCGCCAATGAGAACATAGGCAAGTGTGTCAATAAGCAAATGGAGGCATGGCTGGTAGGACGTGCTGACCATTACGACGGTTACTTCTATGTCAAAGACGAGAAGTGCCTATCGATGATATACATGTTGGCTAATGATGTAATTGACAAAACAATTAAGTTTGTTAAAATATAACATAGGAAAGAAAAAATGAAAGATACAATCCAAAAATTAATAGATAGGAAAATATTCCAGGTAGGCACATTAGTGGACGCACCTGTCAAAACATGGCAAATGGGACAGCCTTTTTACACATCAAAAACGTTGCGTGTTAAAGAGGTACATAGAAACTATTGTGTGGCCGACGAGGAATTCAATATCAAACCAGAGGATATGATTGAGAAAATTAGTTATGACACTATTTCCAAAGTAGACGGCATGGATCCTTTAGACCTTGCGGCGGTATATAATCTGGTACCTAAGACCGCTAGATTCAAAAAGAAAAAAACCGATAAATAACAACGATGGCACAAACAAGCACAACAATTTTAAGTTCAAAAACCCACAAAGCCAATATATCGGTCACAGAGGGTGCGGATTTTACAGTCACAGGTACTGAATATAAGATATCCACAACTACCACAAGTTTAGGTAATCTAGCACAGTTTGACCTTATAACAATCACAGGCACTCTATCTAACAACAAAACATTCACAGTAAAAAGTGTAGCAACAGATGGATTATCTATTATTGTAGAAGAATTAGTGACTGCCGAAGAGGCAGATGGTTCAACAACCACTACGATTGACCACACAGGATTTGTAAGCGACAAATTTAAAGGTGATGGTTATTATTCTCAGCCAGACGGTGTACACACAGTGGCTTACCATGTAAATGCTTCAATTAATGATGATGCAAATATTAAATTAAAAATGCAAGGCACATTGGCCACTACTCCTACAGAAGACGATTACTTTGATATAAGTGGCACAACAATTGACTCCAGCAACATAGACGGTAGCACTTTGGCCTTTTCGGCAAATTTCACAGGTAATTTTGTTTGGGTAAGGGCAAAAATAACCGGAATGAGTGCTGGCGAAGTCACAAAAATTCTTTTCAACCACTAAAAACTCCATAAACACTGACTTTTCAGTGAGATCAACTAGATTGACATAATACAGATCTGTTGTAGTATTAAACTATGACAGACCGAAACGACAATGTAGAATATGTATCTGTTCGAGTGACGCCTGAATCAATGGACGCACACGTTCAGTGTCTCAAAGAAAACGGATACAAAATAAAAACCAATTTTAAACTTGCGTCAGCATACTTGCTATTTTTTCTGCTTGGTGCGTACATGATGGGGTTCTTTCATGCGGGGTAGATTTAAAAATTTACTGCTGACTACTGTGTTGGCAGGATCACTTACTGCCTGCGGTGGCGGTGGTGGTGGTGGCGTAGATGTAGTTTTTGATCCACCAACAACACCGAATCCCACAAACATTTCATTCAGTTCCGGAATAAGCGGACAATTGATAGGAGATTTTGTTAGTGTCGTACATACCTTATCTCAGGATGAACTATTAGATGTTAAAGATGCTTTGACAATATTCAAGTGGGTTGAAGACAACAAACCTAATTTTGATAATAATGAGTTAGGAAACTATAGAATTACGATAGACGGTCAAGATATGAGTCTACAAAAAGGTTTCAATATGTTGTTAGGATTCAAGAAAAGATACTACGACGGCAAGGAAACATTTTGGGAGAACACGGCGGCCACTGGAAAGTTCGACGATGAGAACGAAGACTATCTTGCTTTAAAGACCACTGCCGAGGAAGATCAATCTAAAAACCAAAAAGATTTTTACGACGAGTTAGAGTCAACAGGCAAAGCCACTGTCACTGACACAAGTGAAACTGAAAGTTTTGAATATTCATATGGTACACCTGTCGCTGGTGATCCTGTTGTGACTTATACTGATTGGACACTATCAAACTCTGCAGACGGTGAATCAACTGTAAGCACGTCGACAGCAACCGAAACAACAGATGCTGGTGCAGTATATGAAGTTGTGACTACGTCGACTATGACTCCATTAATTACGACGTACACTAGAACAAAAACTTCTACAATCTCGTACACAAAGGCCAAGACTACTATAAAAACAGTTACGAAAATTACAACATATTCAAACGGAGTGAAAAGTAGAGATATAACAAAGAGCACTAGCACCGAGACAGTATCTCATGGAAATCCGGATGTGGCAGAAACTTCAGAAAGTAAAGAGGAGACAACAGACCGTGATCCGGTGGTCACTGTTGAACGAAACTTGGTGACTAATCCTGTAATTGAAACTGTGTCTTTAGATGCCACAGTGACCGAAACAGTCACAGAAAGTGCAAACTATACCGAAACAACTTCTGTGTTGGGTGATGCCACTGACAGTTATACAGAAGAGGGCAGTGGTACAACAAGTCATTCATACACATACGAAGATACCGATGTTGATAATAGTGATGGCACCCTTACGAGAACTAGGAAAAAATACACAGTGACAACCGTGGTGATACCTGTTACAACACACACCACAAAAGTAAAAACATACACCGACACAGTTTACAAAGATGTCACTACTACTACGGTGACTACTCCAAGAACACAAAAAACTTATGCCGATGGCACTGTTGAGATTGTAAATGGCACTGCCACCGAGGAAACCGCTATCGTAAAAACATTCGTAAGCACATCAGAAAGAAGCGAGACGGTTATAGTAAGTAGTGAGACAGCAAATAATACAACAACAAGCACTGACTCGGGAGAAGTTGTATCTATTACTGTTATATCAACTTTGTACACAGATCTTGATCCAAACATAGGAACGAAGACTACTGGATACAATAGTGATGCTACCACATACGAAACATCGGAATATAACAACAGTACCGTTCTAAACCAGATTAATGCAAAAGAAGCCTATGCTAAAGGATGGACGGGTAAAGGTGTCAAGGTCGCAATCGCTGACACAGGTTATGACACAGATCATACAGACTTCAGCGGACAGGTGTATGCTACAAAAGATTACACAGGCACAGGAATGAATGATAATCACGGTCATGGTTCACACGTTTTAGGAACTGTGGTGGCCAAGAAAAATGACACAGGCACACATGGTGTTGCTTTTGATTCAACTGCCGCTGTAATTAAAATTGGTGACGGGTCAAGTGTGAATATTTCAAATGCGGCAAATGGATTTAGTTGGGCGGCCGATAATGGTGCAGTAGTTGGTAACCTATCAGCAAACTCAAATTATGACGTGTATTTCAGAAGAAACATCATAGATAAAGGCAACGGTATATTTGTCGAGGACGACGAAAGATATGATTATTCAGCAGGCCAAGTATACAACATGCAGAACTCTTCTTTGTTTGTTGATGCTACAGATAAAGGCCTAGTTGTTGTCAACTCTGCAGGTAACCAAGGATTATCTTACTCGGCAAATCCTGGATACTTCGCCATAACCACAGACAACAATGGCGACTTGGTACATGGAGGTAAGGTATTGATAGTGGGGTCTGTTGATTCCAACAACTATATTACAAACTATACAAACAAGGCAGGACATATTTGTAAAGACTTCAACACGTCTACAGACACTTGTAATGACCAATATAAAGTTTCCGATTTCTATATACTTGCACCTGGTACAACTATATCTACCAACAACGCAGGTGGCACTAGCACAATGACAGGTACTTCAATGGCGGCGCCTATTGTGACAGGTAGTGTGGCTGTGATCAGTCAGATGTGGCCTTACATGAAAGGTGAGAACATTGTTCAACTTTTATTAAGCACTGCCGACAAGGATATACCAGAATACAACGAAAACACACATGGTCAAGGATTACTAGATTTGGATGCCGCAACTGAACCGCAAGGTGCAGTTGGTATTCCGACTACGGGAAGAACCACCTCGTCTGTCAGTACAGTTAGTTTATCTAACTCGGGTGGTTCAGGCTCGTCAATATCGGCCTTTGCTAACAACGACAAGTTGAGTTCTATAATGATAGTTGACTCTTATGCTAGAGATTACTACGTAGATCTTACAAGCAATATCACAGTGGTAGACACAAGGAAAGTCAGTGACGTTGTTGCTATGCAAAACAACTTACCCTACCTTGCACACAATCAAATGTTTGGTAGTTTCTCACAGGGCGGACAATGGGATATGGGTTACATGAGTTTTGGATTGTACAGTGGCGAATCTGGAAACGGTGATTGGAGCAGTAATGTATCTAAGACATTTTCAATACATAACAATTTTGAACTGACTACAACAGTTGGTTCGATGTTAGAGACAGAAACATGGCTAGGTAACGCTTCTGATGGTGCATTAGCGGTAGGTGGCGATAACACCACAAATTTTGCACAGATAGGTTTTGCCTACACAATGGACAATAACAAACTGACGTTAGACTTTTCTGAAGGACACACAAAGGTTAACACAATCAATAACAGTCTTATCAAGAGCATGGACAAATTAGAAACACAATCTGTGAAGTTGGGATTTGAGAGCAATATTACTGACAGGAAGAAATGGGGTATTACATATTCTTTACCTAGCAGGATCACAAACGGTAACAGTCATATTAGTGTACCATACGCAACTACTTCGAGCGGTGAGGTAGTATACGAAAACGTTGCAGTGGACATGTCTGCAAAAAGCAAAGAACAGAACATAGGATTTTTCTTTGCAAGTCAGGGTGAAGAAGACACAGAATGGACTACTAATTTTAACATAGAATACAGAAACAATATAGCCGGCGAAGATGGCAATAACGCAGTGATATCTAATTTCGGTGTTAGCAAAAAGTTTTGGGGTAGTTGTCAGTTTTTATGGATGAAGAATGACGCACCTTTTTGTGAGAAGTTAAGACTAGAGAAACAAATTAAGAAAACTGAAAAAGGCACTGAAAAATACAAACAGTTATCTAACAAGATTGCTAAAATTGAGATGGAGTTACAAAACACATGGTCAAGATAATCGATAATGAAGATTACTTTGGAACACTCATGTGCGTGTTGACAGACGAGTCTCGTAGAATCTTGCCAAAATTTATGCCTACGCAAAGGTTACACAAAATACAAAATGATATGTGTGTTGCAGGCAGTTGGATAGACAACATGCCCGAAGGTACTATCATACAATCCGCACCACAGGAGTCAATACGTAAATTACAACAGGATGTTTTACCTGAATACAGAAGGCTTGCCGCAAATCTAATTGACATGTTCATTAACGAATTTGAGGCACAAGGCGGTAACAGGAGAGAGATCACAGAAAAATTTGAAAGCATGTACAAATGGAAAAAGTAACACTAGTCTGTCAAAACAACGATAAAACCAAAGAAGTAGAAGTTCTGCAACGTTCAGACAAACACTTGAAAGTTGTTTTCGAGGGTACCACGATGACCTTGGACTTACGTAGGACCGATGTAAATAAACCATACGTAGGACATAAAGCAGGACTAGAGTTCACATATGAAGTTTGAAAATTTAAAATTTAAAATACATTTATATTCCGAATATTTTGACACACCACCTATAGCAGAAATATCAATAGACGGAAATGTTATTCATAAAGGCAAAATTAAAAACAAAGAAGAAGATCCTTTTGTTTTGAAGTTCGACAAACTTATTGAACAAGATAAAGAGCACACTCTCACCATACACAGGTCAGGCAAAGGCATAGACCAAGTTGTGTTTGAAAACGGTGAAATAATAAAGGATCAAAAACTGTTTATACACAAGATAGAGATAGACGATATAGACATAGGTTTTTTAGTATATGAGGGTGTGTACACGCCTGAATACGACAAGAAATACCACGAACAACAAGTACAGGAGGGTAAAACACCCCCGGAAACAATAAAGCAGACCAAGTGTTTAGGCCATAATGGAGTGTGGAATATTCGGTTCACTTCGCCTTTTTACATGTGGATGTTAGAGAACCTTTATTAATAAATACAGTATATGAGCACTACATACGAAGACATCAGAACTATCTTAAACAGAATTGACGGTGCTAACGTGCCGTTCAAGGAAGAAGCAGTGACAGACGGAAAAATTTTATCAATGATCAGTGATTTACGTGATGCCATTATGGAACACCCAGACATGGAAAACGATCAGAAGACAGCAGTGTTTACAGCGATAGAAGAAATAGAACAAGCAGTGCAAGGTATCTATGACGACTATCAACCATTCCCGGAAGAGGATGAGATGACGTTCGAGGATGATGATGCGTTCTATGAAGCATTTGGTGAACTAGGCTATCCTGAGGACGAGAATGAATTATTCGACGCAGAGTACAGAGGACGTAAAGTTCCACTTAACAAACCGATGCGTGGTGATGTTAAAAAATTTAAAGTTTATGTAAAAGATCCAAAATCAGGAAATATTAAAAAAGTTAATTTTGGTCACGGTGGTAGTTCGGCTAGGAGAGCAGGACAAAAAACAATGAAGATCAGAAAGTCTAATCCTAAAGCAAGAAAGAGTTTCAGAGCAAGACACAACTGCGCCAACCCAGGACCCAAAACAAAAGCAAGGTACTGGAGTTGTAGAAAGTGGTAAAAGCACTAGAAATAATTAACGAAGCAGATCAAATAGATTCGGATGCGGTCAACGAATTGGACCTGTTCATCATGAATAATGAAGAACTTTATAGAAGACGGTTCATGCCAATAATATCCAATCTTAAAAGAAAAATTGCAAAGAACATCTATGTACACGAGAAAGCAATCAAGTTATGGATGTATCTTGTTGATGATGCGGCAAAAGAATATATTAAGCAATACGGAAACCCAGACGAAGATGTTAAAAATGTTTTTCCAAAAGAAACCAGACAACGTGTCGCACAAATTATTGCAGACAGAGAATTAGAAAATATGAAACAAGGCGAATACGATGTTACTCAAGGAACTATTTCTTAAGGAAGACAATCGCTCCGTGGCAGTTTTTGCCTTTGGTCGTTTCAATCCTCCCACAATAGGACATAAGAAGTTGATCGACACAGTGATGTCAACGGCACAAAAAGCCAATGGCAAAGCATATCTTTTTTTATCGCACAAACAAAATAATAAATCCGATCCATTAACATTCAAAGAAAAAGCGGATTATCTAAAACTGTTTTATCCGGATGTTGCAATAGGGGATCCTGCCGTCAAAACTATAATCCAGGCTTTACAAAAAATACAAGCAGAAGGTAGAACTAGAATAATAATGATTGCTGGATCTGACAGAGTGCAAGAATTCGAAAAACTTTTAAATCAATACAATGGAAAACCAGACAAGGCAGGAAATGACCTTTATAAATTTGATGACATTAAAGTGATAAGTGCTGGAGAAAGAGATCCAGACCAAGAAGGTGCCACAGGGGCATCAGCATCTAAGGCCAGAGAACTTGCTAACAAAGGGCAGGAACATGAATTTTCCAAAATAATAATGGGCGGAAACGCTGGTAAAAAATTATATGACATCATACAGGACAGACTTGGTAAGCAGATTGACGAAAACAACAAGAAGTTGTATAATGAAGATATGGAAGGCAAACCAACAGTTTATTTAGATATGGACGGTGTGCTCGCTGACTTCTTTGGCGGTGTTGAAAAGATGTACGGTGTGGAACACTGGAAAGAACTTACCAATGACAAAACAAAAGATCTTAAAAAAGAAGTAATAGATAGAATAACAGGCACAAATTTTTTTGCCACTTTGCCCAAATTTGATTCAGCCGATGCACTTATTCAAATGATAAAAAAATTTACTGGCGGAAAGTTCAGTATCAACACATCACCATTAAGGGGTGATCATAGCAATTCTGCAAAATACAAAAAATTATGGATACAAAATAACATAGAACAACCTGATGACATAGTAGTCACTGGCAGGAAAGAGTCATACGCCAAGGACAAAGGCACAGGTACACCAAACATATTGATAGATGACAGGCCAGTAAACATACAGAAATGGCAGTCTGCTGGTGGATATGGTATTCTATATCAAGCAAACAGAGATTCATTAACAAAAGTACAGAAAGGACTAGAACAATATGGCAAAGTTCAGCGGGATCAATAGACCATACGAAATCAAAGGTGAAGAAAAATCACCAGCGGAAAGACAAAGAGAATTGGACGAAAAGATGAAAGCGTTCTTGGCAAAAGGTGGAGAAGTGAAAAAAGAAAAACCAATGAAACCTACCAAGCAACAACTTGAATCATGGAAGATATAGAGAGACTCAAAAAACTTGCAGGTATAGACAAGCCTGGCGAGGAATCGTCAATGGGTGAAAACTTGTCATATGTAGGCACAGCAAAATCACAATACCAAAAAAAACACAATATACGGCCTGGCTCAGATGAATGGTTCAAACTTTGGTTCGCCATGCCAAAATTGACAGGCGAGAATCCAATGCCAAAAAGAGATAAATAGGCATATGAACGACCTAACAAATTTTATACAAAATAACATGTACTTTTTAAATGATATTCAAAGTTATCATTGGCAAACAAAGTCATATTCTGAGCATGAAGCACTAGGTGAATTTTACACAAAGTTTAATGAACTGAATGATAGGTTTGTAGAAACTTATCAAGGCAAAACACACCAAAGAATATCTTTTAGTGCTGAGTCAAGACCGGGTATAACAAATTATGTTGACAATAAACAGGTATGCTCAGAGGTTTGCAAAACGTCAGATAGAATAAACGAAACTGCTAAGGAAGTGCAAGGTCAAATTGATTTAGAAAGTATATTAGAAGATATGCTTGAAGCAACTAGTCAATTGTGCTATCATCTCACACTAAAATGAAAATTATAGAAATTACTGAAGGGACTAGATGTTGGAAAGGATATGAACGTAAAGGGTTCAAGATTCACCCGTTCAGTAAAAAAAGAGTACCAAACTGTGTTAAAAGAAAATCCAAAAGAAAAAAATAAGATGAAAATTAGTGAGATCTTATATACAACAGATAGAAATCTAATCCAACCAGATATAAACAAAATTATCGACAAATATAGTTCCAGAGCAAAAAACCGAAAGTCTCAAACGGGTTATCATAGCATGATGGCATATCCTTTTAGAGTCGGTGAAGGTTGGAGTAAAAAATATAAAAAGTCTATTAACTGCAACAATCCCAAAGGATTTTCACAGAAGGCTCATTGTGCAGGTAGGAAAAAGAAATGAAGATAAAAGATATTGTTGAACGAGGACTAATAATGCCACAATCAATCAAGCCAATGGGTTTGATACATCTACCCGGACAAGGTCCAAACAATAGATTTGATTTCAAAAACAAAGGTAACAATAAAGCGAACGAGGTAGGCGAAACGAAAGAAGCACCTCCGGGCACTTATTTTACAAAGACAGGCAATCTTGTTAAAGGCAGATTAACAAAAGCGGCCAAAGAAAGAGGTGCACGAGAAACTGATCCTAAAGATAAGCAAAGATCAAAAGTACCAGCAGTGACACAAAGCAATGAAGCCAGGGGTTCATGTTGGCACGGGTATCAACAAAAAGGCTATAAGAAAAAAGGCGATAGGATGGTTCCTAACTGCGTCAAAGAAGAAGCCGCAGGCGTTGGTATCATTACAAAACAAAACACTACCCGCGACGTAAAACCCGGCGAAACTACAAGACAGGCAAATAAATTAGGTCTTGGACTTACTAAAAAAGGAGTGCCTGCAAGATCCATGCGTGAGCAATGGGAAGAATTTAAGGAAAATTTTGCCGACGGAAAACGAAAGGGCAAAAGCAGACCTGGCAGAGTAAAACGTTCAGGAGCAAGTTGCAAAGGGTCTGTGTCATCATTGAGAAGCAAAGCAAAAAAATACGGTGGCGAACGTGGTAAAATGTATCACTGGTGCGCCAATATGAAATCCGGTAGATCAAAGAAAAAATAATTACAACATATGAGTCATGTGTTGGGCATAGGTTTTTGGTGCGATGTTTACAAAAAGAATCCGCGAGTGCGTGTTTTCTTTGATGGACAGTTCCTAGAGGAATATGAAATCACCCACGACCCTGTACCAGAATGGGGCGTGGCACCCAATGGCAAGAACTTTTCTCCAGAAAGAGCAGTGTTCAGGTATCCAGAGGCAAAACTGTTTGCCATAGAAGATCACCAACTAGAGGGCAAGGAATCGATCGAGATACGCATAGAGGTAGAAAACGACGACAACAACTACACCAACGGATTCATGACCAAGTATACCAGTTTGTTGCTGAAGACTTTTTTCTTTTGTCCACTGGAGTTGATCACCAACAGAGAGAAAGCGGAACCTTATGTGGAAAAGCACATGGACTGGTTCAACCAACCTTTTAGTTCTACAGACAACTGGCATGTGTTTTTCAACAAATACAAAGATATAGATCGTAAAGTTGTTTACCCATTCCTTACAACGTTTACTAAATGGGTAGGCAAAGGCGGACAAGTAGTAGAAAATGTGTTAGATTACACGTTAGGGGGTACCGGCACATACACTGTAAAAATATGTAAGAAGCATAGAACATGGATTGCCATGAAAAAAACACGTCCATGGGGTATGATATGGTTGCAACCAATATTCATTAAGAATTTCCTATGGGGAAAAGTTGCTAAATATCTACGAAATGAAAATAACTGAAGTAATCACAAAAAGAATTAAAGAACAAGCAACCGCAGGAGCCACAAGTTCTGGCAACATAGCCACTGTAACAAGTCCACATATTGCTATAGGCAAGGATAGGTTCTCTAAATCATTTACAGGATCTCCAGGACGATCTGGCACTAAAGCACCGAAACTGCCTAAGATAGTTCAACCAAAAAATCCTGACGGAACTGCCAAAGGTGCTCATAAACTACCAGGCACAAGTCTGTTTGGTGGACCAGGATTTGTAAGAAGATAATGGAAGACGTGTTAGTTTTAAAAAAAGAGTGGATAGTCAAATGCTTAAATTGTGGCAATGATGCACACGAAGGTGTACTATACAGAACAGAAAAGGATTACGACGGACGAGAATACAAAATAGAGGTGTGTAAGCACTCTAGGTCCGCATAAATATTGGTATTATGAGATTTCACGAATTCAAAGCAGACGGTTCAACACTAGCAGTGAGAACAATCAATAGATACGCAGACGAAATAGGCAAGGATTCAATGGACTATGATATGTTCAAAAAATCCGCGGAATTGTTAGACAAACAGATGCTGAAGTCATTGGCACAACACATTGAAAAATCGGACACTGCTCCAAGGGAATATGTTATGAAGACTATTGCGGATCACGACCCAGAAACTTTCAAAAAAATGTACGGTGATCAAGAAGGTTTTTTGTCCATAATGAAACCACAAAAAGATCTTACAGACAGTGAAGTACAAGAGGGTGCTGAAATGGTGGCATATCATAAACATCCAAAAGACGATAAACTTTGGACTTTCCCTGATGAATACAAAGACGATGAAGAAGTTGAAAGTCCTTACATGAGCAACGCCAGTATGAGGCAGTTCCTGGATGCACTAGGATATGATAGTGATTTCGAAGACATGAGTCCTGTACCAGCAAAAGAATTTATAGCGAGAACCACACAATGGTTGCAAAAGAACATAGGCAAACCATCCCCGGAGGAGCCTACAACCATTGATCAAAATCCGGGCGGTGCAACAATGATAGGTGGAGGCAAACCAGAAGGTTACATGAACCAAATGGTGAAAGCACACAACGAGATAGCAAGAAAAGTTTTAGCAAAGTATCCACAAGTCACACATTTCGGGTTTAATTAAAATGAAGTTTTTGATTGTCAACGGCAGTCTTACGCCAAATGAACAATCCAACACATTCACTTTGTGTGAAATGGTTAAACTGGCATTCGAAAAATTAAATCATGAATGTGAAATCGTCACAGTGCGTGACTTGAATTATACTCCTAGCACTAAAGACATAGACGATGACATGAGAACTGTTATCAACAAGATGTTTAAAGTAGACGGAGTAGTATTTGCTACGCCGATATGGTGGGGCACACAATCTTCTTATATCCAATCCGTAATAGAAAGAATGGATTTCATAGATTCATGGAGTATCGATAATGGCTATAAACCTTTTTATTGTAAAGTGTTTGGTACAATAGTATCAGGTTCTGGTGATGGCTTTCAACACATACATGGAAACTGTTATAACTTTGCATCAATGTTAGGCTTCACTACACCTCCTGGGTGCAACATAGAATCAGCGGCACAAGGCAGGGATAAAATTTTAGGTGACGAAGAAACAATCGGCATGGTGAAAACCTTTGTGACAAATATGGGTGTATGGGCAGAGGCACTAAAAGTGCAAAAAGTAAAACAACAAGCGAGACACGGTGTGGCTTATGACTTGCCAGAATCCATTGTTGAAGGAAAAAGAATACCTCGTAAAAAAGGACAACCAGCAAAAAGCAAAAAACATTCCGACTTATACACAGATGAAAATCCTAAAGGCACAATACACGGACTAGGATTTAAAGATGACGCCACTGCTAGAGCAAGTGTCACGAAGATTAGAAAGTCAGGTAGATCACACGCACACAAGATACAGGCGGCCGTGGCAATGGAGCAGAGAGCAAAAGCGGCAGGAAAAACAGGCCCAGCGGCAATCTATAGAAAATTTATAAACTCCATGAAAAAGAAAACAAAAGCGTCATAATTTTCAAAATGAAATTGTACGAATTAACACAGCAACCCGACGAAGAAGATTTATATTGGAAAAATCCGAAAAACGATGACCTTTGGGCGTTAGATAAACTTATCCTTTCAAAAAAATTAGGTTATAACTGTGGACCTGCAGGAATAGATGTTCCAAAGCCTGGTGATTATATTGTAAGGCCAGTTCTTAATGTTTTTGGCCTAGGCATGGGTGCAAAAAAAATGAAACTAAAACAAGACACTACTCACCTACCAATTGGCACTTTTTGGTGCGAGTGGTTTGAAGGTAGACATTTTACAGTGGATTACGACAAAGGCAAACAAGTGAGATGCGTGGAAGGATTTAAAAAACCAAGCACACTGCAAAAATGGGACAAATGGATGCGTGTAGATGAGAAAATTCCGTTACATCCTTTGTTGAAGAAATATTTTGGTAAAACACCAAGGTTGAACGTTGAATATATAGGCGGGAATGTTATAGAAATGCATTTCAGACACAACGTGGATTTCGAAGGTGATAGACAAGAATACCTACCCGTATGGAAAGGACAATCTACAAAGGCGCCAGAGGGTTACAAATACATAAAACACCCTGACATACATGGCAGGATAGGTGCGTTTGTCAAATAAATAGTTTAAATGAAAATCAATGAATTACATAACCAACCGGTAAAAGCAGACACATACGAGGCTTCGATGGCCTTGAACCAATTGCTAAAGATTGGGAAACATGCTATTAAACTTCATAACATGATAGACGATGATGCCGAGATGGAGTCGTGGGTAGCAAAGAAAATAGACCTTGCGGGTGACTACGTGAAGAAAGTACACGGTTACATGCAGGGCGAGAAGGCTGGCTTATACGATGACGGTGGCATGACAGAAATCAAAAAAATGCCAAAGGGCACAGGAACAATGTATGGCGTGAAGGAAGACGCGGGTGAGGGACACATGAGCAAGAGCACACTGTACCACACTGCCAAGTATGCTATAGAGTTGATGGGCATGATCAACAAGGGTGATGACCTAGAAGGTTGGGTGCAGAGCAAACTGAACAAGGCCGCGGACTACCTACAGGGCGTACACAACTATGAAGAGTACCAAAAATTAAATCCATACAGAGAAGAACTAGACGCAAATATTTTACAAAAACACGCAGGTATTGTTCAAAAACACATTGACGAAATATTGGCTAGGGAAACTAGACTCGACGATGTTGATACCAAACCAGGCATGATGAGGATATTGGCGAAGAGGGTCAACGAAGTTGAAAAAGAGATTGCCAAAGAACAGAGAAAAAACACAGACGAAGCACACGGTGGCGAACATAGCACATCTGGCAGAAGTATGTCCAAGGGCGAGATGAACAAAAGAGAAAAGATAGTCAAGGGCATGAAAAAAGACAAAGCAGGCTTCAAGAAAAGATACGGTAAGGACGCAGAAGCAGTTATGTATGCAACCGCAACTAAAAATGCTATGAAAGACGACGAACAGATGGAAGAAGGTCTAAAAGATTGGGCAAAGAAAACAGCGATGGCGGGTGTGATAATTGCTGGATTGGCAGGCGTAGGATCAATACAAGATGCCATAGATAGAAGTGTGCCAGCAGTGCAGGCCATGGAGAAAGCGTTAGAGATGGCGCAGGACCAAGGTAACGATGAACTTGCACAAATGATTGAAAAAGATCTGTCAGCAGTAAAAGTAAGACTATCAAGTGGCAAAGATTTGAACTTTGTCAAAGGTATGCAAGACAAATATTCTAAATTTTTAGTGAAAGAATATAGAATAGAAAGACCAATGAGCGACAAAGAAGCACGTATGAAAGCACTACAAGATATACAAATGGATCCTAACACATCAAAAGATAAAGAATTAATGGCTAAACTTGCAAAAGAACTGAAAAAACTACGCACACAAAAGGATTCCTAAAATCAAACAAGGATATAAATACTTCGTATGACTAAGAAAAACAACGACACTTCATGGTTAGATATCGTAAAAAGGCTCAATGCTATGAGCAATATGACTCCCGACCAAGAAAGAGCGGAGTTAATGGAAGCGGCAAAGCATGAACCTAGAATTTTAGATGACAAAGACATATCACTGGCAGATATTGCCAAACTTGCCGGCATAAAAGAATACACGGAACAGCCAAAAGTTTCAGACAAGGCAGAAAAATTAATCGAATCTATCACACAAGAGAAAACAGAATCAGTCATTACCAAGGCAATAAAAGAATCAGATGCTGACACTTCCATAGCGACATCAATCAAAAAAGAAGTGACTGAAGAGTCAAATAGATTAGACAAAATTGCAGAACTAGAGGCGCAGTTGGCAGAATTAAAATCGGAACAAAAAGAAGAACAAACATATGACTCAAAATCATTTAGAGAAGTTATCTCAAAAGATATCGCAGAATATATCAAAGACGCAGAAGACACACAACTCGTGGAACTTTATAACACAATCTCAGACAATGAAGCAGTTTACAATGAAGAATCATCAAGCATTCTTATCAAAACTCCAGAAACTACTGAGATAATCGCAGATGCCGAAAAGGCAGAAGCACCCGAGGAAGAAGTTATAGCAGACGACTCTCATGACAAACGAAATTTATCTGAGCCTCATAGAGGAGAAGAAAAAGCAGACGACGAAGAAGAAAAAGACGAAGAAGATGAAGAGGGCGAAGTGCCAATGTTGGATCCTGAGTTTGACGAGGACACAGTGGACGTGCCTGAACAAGAAATTGAATACACAAACGACTTATCGGAAGCAAAGAAAAAACCAGTTCCGACAAGTCCTGACAAATGGTCAAGAGCCAAAGCAAAAGCAAGATCAAAATTTGACGTCTATCCATCAGCATACGCGAATGCCTACGCCGCAAAAGAATACAAAAAAATGGGCGGTGGCTGGAGAATGGGCAAGCCTAAAAAGAAAAAGTAATATTTTATCATCCAAACTACCATAAATATTTGCATGGAAAACAATAATCTATTTTCATTCAAGCAATACCTAAATGATGTTGAAAAATTAAAAGACAGAGGAACGATCGACGCGGACATACAAAAGCAGTCTCCTCGCAGTGCTGGTTCGAGAGGACTTAGAAAGACGCACGACTTTGTTAAATCAAGAGTGCAAATGATGGGCGAGGCCAAACAATATATTTTGGAAAACCTAGATTATTGTGTAAACTGCCATGGTCTTATACTTTCAGAAAAATACCAAGGCGGACTAAGGAAATGGTTCAAACAAAAATGGGTAAACATTGGTAAAAAGAAGAAAGGTGGCGGACACCCAGAGTGCGGAACTTCTGGATCCAAAAGAGGTTATGCTAAATGTGTGCCGGCCAGCAAGGCTAGATCAATGTCTAAGAAACAAAAGAAATCAGCAGTAAGTAGAAAAAGAGCCGCTCAAAGAAAAGCAGGCAGAGGCGGTAAAGACACAGGTGGTTCAGGAAAAGCACCTATCAGAGTAAGCACAAAACCAAAAAAATAATACACTCCAACTTAATACTTTAAATAGTTGCATGAAAATATTCATGACAGGTAGTGACGGATTTATAGGATCACACCTGATGTCAACATTGCAAGAACACGAGATACAAACCCTTTCACATGATTTACGAGAGCATAAAAAAGTCGAAGAGCAAATAAAAAATTTTCAACCAGATATAGTTGTGCACCTTGCCGCACGTACAGAAGTTGAACAAAGTTTTTATGAACAACTTCCATTCAGTGAGATTAATTATGTGGGCACCATTAATTTGATTGAAAGTTGTCATAGGCACTGTCCTAATCTTAAAAACTTTATCTTTGCATCAACTATGGAAGTATACGGTTGGCAACCAATTAGTGATGAAATTAAAGAAAATGGTTTCACAGATAATCATGTTGCATTTGATGAGAACACACAACCCAATCCAAATGCTCCATACGCCGTTGCAAAATACGGTTGTGAAAAATATCTTCAATACGCTCATAGGAGTTATAACTTTCCTTTCACAGCACTAAGGCAGACAAACACTTATGGACGTAAGCAAAACGATTTCTTTGTAACTGAAACAATCATACATCAAATGTTAAAGAATAAAGACGAAATAAATTTAGGTTATGCTAAACCATACAGAAACTTTCTTTTTATAGAGGACTTATTGGAGGCATGGAGTGCTGTAATTAATGACGAAGGTAAAAACACAAACGGAAAAATTTATACGCTTGGTCCAGATAACGTGATACAGATCGAGAAATATGCTGAAAAAATTGCAGGTATGATAGGATGGAATGGTAATATAAATTGGGATACCAGACCGGCTAGGCCTGGTGAAATATTTTGGCTGAATAGTAATCACAACCTAATTACAAAAGACATAGGATGGAAACCTAAGACTGACCTAGACACAGGACTTGATTTGACTATTGGATATTGGAAAGAAAAAAATGGAATATAAAAATTTCAATAACGATACACTCAACTACGACATACAAGATTTTCAACTAAGAACATACGTTGAAAAAGTAGTGAAAGAAGTACATCCAGATCTGGGTGTTTTAGAAAAAATACACGAGGAAGTCGATCCTTCGACCTTGTTCAAGATACAAAAGCATGTAGAAAGAAGTTGTGGTCGATTAGAGTTTATGCAGATGGTGGATAAATTTATTGAAAAATATATTGCTCCATTGGTAGACAATCAAAAATATCTCATACAAAGATATGGTGTTTTAAGAGCAGTGATACCTAACCAATTAAAAGCAGGTAGACTGTTAAGTTTTCATCAAGGGATATGGGTTGGAAATGGCAAAGGCTTAAGAACAATTTGGACACCTATTACAAAATGTTGGGGCACAAATTCAATGCAAATGCTGAAACTAGATATAAGTCGAAAACTTACAAAACAATGCATTGATGAAAAATGGGATTTTGAAAAGATACAAAATGAAAGTTTGAAACATAGTTTTCCGATTGAATTGAAACCAGGACAGAGTTGGTTGTTCAATCAGGAGTGCATACACGGAAACGTAAACAACGAGACAGATATAACTAGGTTTAGCATGGACCTAAGAATACTGCTCAAAGATCAACCTTACCATAGGAAATTTCCTGGAGGATATTTCAGGTTGCCTGGAGATTATAGTGAGGATGTAAAATACACAGGAGAAGAAAATTTCATAACATACGCAGGTTGGAACAGCAGATTCAGTCACAATCTTCCACTGCCTATGCAACGAGGTATGATGGACAACTACTGTCGACAAAAAGGAATCAACATCAACGATTATCAGTTTGAGAACGAATACTTAGATTGGTTGCCTAACCTAAGAAGTTTCATAAAAGAAAAACCTCACGGCATTATCCTTACCAGTATATTCAGTTTGCCCGACAACAAAGAATGGCGTGACGAGATACTTGAAATGGCGCTCGAGCATAAAGTTGAACTACACTTTGCCAATGAGTTAACTGTTTTGAAAACACGACAAGACCTTGAACGCACACAGACCTACTGTGAATGGAGCACCGCTCCTGGCTCAAGTTACATGGGGTAAAAATGATAAGGACACTGATACTTACACCCGACGGTGTGGGATCAACTTTTTTACAAAGAACTCTCACGGCGGTTTATCGTTTGTGCAATACTCCAGTCAAAAACATACATGAACTCCAAACAGACATGCAATGGTACGACACAGGCGGAGTAAAGGCAGAATTAGGACAACAAAAGTTATCAAAGATACAAGAAACATTAGAAAAAAACACAGACCATTTGATTGCTGTGACGGCCAGTAGAGACAACAGATTACATCCAAAAAAGGATCAGGAAGTTTTTTCAAAATTTTGCAATAATTATTTTACTTCAAAAATTGCCTGCTTCCGAAAAAATGTTTTTGAATACGCATTAAGTTGGAGTATTCGACAACAGACCGGCATAACAAACGCATACTCAATAGAAGACAAAAAGAAAGTTCAAGAACCAAAACAAGTAGATATCAATTTTTTTAAAACAAAATGCCAACACTACATAGATTACCTATTTTGGTTGGATGAATATTACACAGATTACAAAAAAATCTGGTATGAGGATATAATTGAAGATGCAGACGCTGTGCTTGACAGTCTCACAGAACACAAAGGTGTTTTCCAAAAAAACTTTGATATAACACTAAATGATTTTATCAAATATGAATACGATATCTTACAAAATTACATAGACGGCAACGATATTAAAAAACTTGCGTCAGATGAAAAATTTAAAAAGTTTGTGTACGTTAGACGTTTTTTTGGCGAACTAGAAGGGGCAGAAACATTATCAAGAACACTGCCTATCAAAAATACCTCATTGCAACTTAAAAAAAATATTGTCAGAAATTACGACGATTGCTTATCCGCATACGACGAATTCATTAAAAAACATAACATCATCGATGGAAGTCTAAGGGATTATGATTTTTGGACAGGAAAGGTTGTGCAATGACAGAGTTGTTTTATACCAATTACGCAGGTAAAAGCATGGAGACGTGTTCTATGGATGATAAGAAAAAAGAACATTATCCCTATGAGATAAAATATGACTTCAATTCAAAAGGCTTCCGAGATAGAGAATGGCCAGAAGATATTGAAAACAAGAATTGGATCATCGGTGACAGTTACACAAAAGGTCTAGGACAACCAATAGGACACACATGGCCTAGGATACTTGAAAACCTTAGCCAGCAACAGTACATTGTTGTCGCAGAGGATGGGTGCAGTAATGATAGAATGTGTGACAGGATCAAATACATAGCAGAAAATTACAAACCTTCTAGTATGATTGTTATGTGGAGTTTTTTTGCGAGGAGATTTGAACAGGGTAAGAACGTGCATATTACCAACAGATATCCATCGCACGATGACGATTTACAAAATTTTATGAAAAATTTTCACACGTCAAATAAAGTATTTTCTGGCTTGGTTAATTTGATTATACCAGATGCATTTATAAATGACACAGGACACACTTACTCTGCTGATGAATTGGTATACTTGCTTACCAAACAAAATATAGACAAGCAAATAATTATAGCAGACAGGAAAGATTTTGCAAGGGATGAGTTCCATTTTGGTTTGCTCACATGTGAAGATGTAGCAAAAAAAACATTTGATTTAATTGGAAACATATAATATAATAACAAAAAGGAGAAAACATGGCAAGAAATTTCAATGAGGCTGAAAAGCAAAAATTAATACAACTTATTAGAGAAGGATCCCAGGTATTGGGTGAAGTAGATGATCTCAAATCTGGTTTGAGAGATACTGTGAAAGCAATAGCAGAGGAGATGGAGATCAAACCTGCAGTAATTAACAAAGCAATTACTGTCGCACACAAAGACTCATATAAAAATGTAGCAGACGACATGGATCTCTTAGATTCTATATTACACGCCGCAGGTAAAATTTAGTGATAAAATTACTCAAAGAATTTTGGGTAAACAGTTATAAGACAGATCATCTTGCTTTCTATCTAGAACTATTTTCCGTAATAGTCACAGTAATGGGTTCTGCGGTGTTGACATTTACTTCTCCTCATCCTATAATGAGTATAGTGTTTCCACTGTATTGGCTAGGATCTAGCACCATGTGTTGGGCAGGAATCAGACGTAGATTAATCTGGATCGCTTGTCTTACAGGTTGGTTCACGATAATGAACACAATAGGATTATACAAGGTATTCATACAATGAGTTACATAGATGCTTTTTATAAAAGAGACCAAGACAGAGTTTACGTTGTTGAGCGTAACGAGAAAGGTGAACGTAAGTTTGTCGAGTACGATGCGAGATACGTTTTCTACTATCCAGACGCAAGAGGCAAACATAGAAGTATTCACGGCGAGAAGTTGCAAAAAGTACAAACACAGACATTCAAAGAATTTATAAAAGAACAAAAAATAAGATCAAACAAAAAGTTATACGAGCAAGACATCAATCCAGTATTTAGATGCCTCGAGGAAAATTATCTCGGCAAAGAAACTCCAAAACTTAATGTAGTATTTTTTGACATCGAGGTGGACTTCGATCCACAACGAGGATATAGCACTACAGATGACCCTTTCATGCCAATCACGGCAATAACTTGTTATCTGAGTTGGACTGATCAACTTGTTACGTTTGCAGTACCACCAAAGTCCATGAATATGGCATCGGCTAAAATGGCGACGGAGCGTTTTGAAAACGTAATGCTGTTTGAAAAAGAAAAAGACATGCTTGACGCTTTCCTTACTCTTGTCGAAGATGCTGATATTTTAAGTGGTTGGAACTCCGAGGGTTATGATATACCATACACTGTAGGTAGAATACAAAAAGTTCTCAGTTCAGATGACACAAGACGTTTGTGTTTCTGGGGAGAAAAACCAAAAAAGAGAGTGTTTGAGAAATACGGTCGAGAGCAAATAAGTTATGACTTGATTGGACGTGTACATTTGGATCTTCTGGAATTATACAGGAAGTACACTTACGAAGAAAGGCATTCTTACAGACTTGATGCAATAGGAGAACACGAATTAGGAGAAAGAAAAACAGTATATGAAGGGTCGTTAGATGCATTATACAACAACGACTTTGGATTATTCATAGAATACAACAGACAAGATACAGAGTTGTTATCTAAACTTGAAAAGAAACTTAAATTTATAGAACTTGCCAATGAGATAGCACACCAGAACACTGTGTTATTACAAACAACAATGGGTGCAGTAGCAGTGACTGAACAAGCAATCGTGAATGAGGCACACAGACGTGGAGTGATTGTGCCAGGTAGGGTAAAAAGAGGAGAAGGAGAAACAACCGCGGCGGCAGGTGCTTATGTGGCCACTCCTAAAAAAGGATTACACGACTGGATAGGATCAATAGACATCAATTCTCTATATCCATCTGTGATTCGTGCATTGAACATGGGTCCGGAATCTATTGTGGGACAAGTGCGTCCAGTAATTACTTCAGCAGAAATAAACAGAGCAAAACATCAAAAGAAATCATTTGCGGCGGCATGGGATAATCAGTTTGGTAGTTGGGAATATCAGGCTATCATGAAACAGGATCGAGCAACCGAATGTATTGTCGACTGGGAGGACGGTACTTCTGTCAAAATGTCAGCGGCACAAGTGTATGATCTTGTGTTCGATGGCAATAATCAATGGATGTTGTCAGCCAATGGTACAATTTTCACATACGAGTTTGAGGCAATTATACCAGGCTTATTAAAACGTTGGTACGCTGAAAGAAAAGAAATGCAACGTAAAATGCATGAAGCAGGCGACAACGACATCGAACGAGAATTTTGGGACAAAAGACAACTTGTTAAAAAGATTAACTTGAACAGTCTGTATGGTGCAATATTAAATCCAGGATGTAGATTTTTTGACATGCGTATCGGACAATCAGTAACTTTAACTGGCAGATGTATTACAAAACATATGGCGGCTAAAACAAATGAAATCATAACAGGTGAACACGATCATAAAGGACAATCTATAATTTACGGGGACACTGACTCTGTGTACTTTTCAGCGTACAATCCACTTAAAACAGAAATAGATTCAGGCAAGATACCGTGGGAAAAAGAGAATGTGGTAAGTTTATACGATAAGATAGCAGAAGAAGTGAATGGATCATTTACAAATTTTATGACAAAAGCATTCCATTGCCCTAAAACCAGAGGTGAAGTAATCAAGGGCGGTAGAGAAATGGTTGCATCAAAAGGTTTGTTCATAACCAAGAAGAGGTATGCGGTGTTGTATTACGACAAAGAGGGTGAACGTGTTGATACTGCCGGCAAGCCAGGAAAAATGAAAGCAATGGGACTTGATTTAAAAAGATCGGACACTCCGGTCTTCGTGCAAGACTTTCTATCAGAACTATTGATGATGGTACTTACAAATAACGATGAGGCACAAGTACTAGAACGTATCTCATCATTCCGTGAAGAATTCAAAGCAAGGCCAGGATGGGAAAAAGGCTCACCTAAACGTGCAAACAATATCACAGAATACCACGAAAAGGAAAAAAAGGCCGGCAAGGCAAACATGCCAGGACACGTGAGAGCCAGCATCAACTGGAACACATGTAGGAACTTGTATGGCGATAAGTATTCGATGCCAATTACAGATGGAGCAAAAGTTATTGTGTGTAAGTTGAAAAACAATCCTTTAGGCTACACTTCTGTGGCTTACCCTGTGGATGAGATGAGACTACCGGAATGGTTCAAGGAAATGCCATTTGACGCAGAAGCAATGGAGGCCACAATACTAGATCAAAAGATTGATAATCTTATAGGTGTGCTGAATTGGGACGTACAATCAACAGACACGTCAAACACTTTCAACAAATTATTTGAAGTATAATGTTAAGTCTGCAAGAAATAAAATACTTTATAGAAAAATTAGAGAAACTAAAAGGATCAGATTTTGAAAAATTGATTGCAACTAATCTGAAAGTTTTAAAAGATCTTGAAAAAGTTGTGGATGCTAACAATAAACTTGCCATGAACACTTTTAACAAGACACCAGACTGGTATCGCAAAGATCTAGAATGGAAAACAGCAAATGCTAACATGGTTTATGATCCGTTGCTATACAAAATGTTGGAATCGAAAGTGTTTCAGTTTGCAAAAGATGGCGAAGCAAAAGCATTAGAAATAGGTCCCGGGTATGGACGTTACAGTAAACTATTGTCTGCATGGAGAATGATATACTTTGCTGAACTATTGCCTGACACTAAAAAGCATATATGGCAAAAATTTAACACAGAACATCACAAATATCTTGCATTTTTTGAAAGTGCAGGATGGAATTGGCCCGACGTTCCTACAAGCAGTGTGAACTTCGTGTTTGCTTGGGACGTGGCAGTTTTCTGGGAAGAGCCTTATTTCAAACAAGTTTTAAAAGACATTTGGCGAATAATGATGCCGGGAGCATACGCAATGATGCAATACGGTAATGGAGATCTCGATCATGAGAATCAAGAAATGAGACGAGGCTATTGGGCATACAATACCAAGAGCCAAATGGCTAATTTGCTAACGCACAACGGCTTCAATCAAATCGAATATGGAAATATGAAGGACAAAGCCAGTTATGTAATATTCCAAAAACCTGGCAGTCAAAATAGAATTACCTACAAAAAATTTGAAATACCACTTGATTAAAATCTAAATATCTTGTATAATATGTTATTATGAAAGATATCTTACAAGACATAGTGAAACACACGCATGGTTTGGGATTTCTCGATCTAGTTAAGATTACTGGAACAGATGGTGAAACAACTATCGATTCCATGGCCGAGGACAGATCAGTAATCCTGCAAGGATCCTTCCACAAAGCACAGTCAGACATGCAAGGCACTTTTGGTATGCCACAGTTGAACAAACTAGACATACACCTTAAATGCCCTGAGTACAGAGACAAGGCAAACATAACAGTGATCAACGGAGAACGTAATGGAGTACAAGTTCCAACTGGAATACATTTCGAGAACGAAAAGGGAGACTTCAAAAACGATTACAGATTTATGAATGCAGAAATAATCAACGAAAAACTAAAGACAGTCAAGTTTAAAGGTGTCAAGTGGGACGTTGAAATTGAACCGACTGTTGCAGGTGTGCAGAGATTTAACTTTCAATCTGTTGCAAATACAGAACACAATTCATTTGTTGTCAGAACACAGGACAATAATTTGATATTCACTTTTGGAGATCAAGCATCTCATGGTGGTGAATTTGTGTTTGCTTCTGATATAAAAGGCACACTTGACAAAGGTTGGACTTGGCCGGTTGCACAGGTACTACAGATACTTAAATTAAGTGATTCAGCAAAAGTAACTTTGAAGTTTAGTAACGAAGGTGCTATGATGGTCACAGTTGATTCGGGTGTAGGAACTTACAATTACATTATACCGGCACAGGCGCAATAATGAAAGAAGTTAGGCGAGAACATTTAGGAGAGTCACAAAGAGACTACGCAGTGTTCTTGCCTGCTATTTCAAACTTTTACAACACTTTCATAAGCAAACAAAGAGTTTCAAAAGGGACACATATACCACAAGAGCGTATTCCGGCAAATTTTGAAAAAGGTGTCGAAGGACTGAATTTTATAAATCCTGACGATGGCTATTTCACATACCCAACTGCATTATATTCGGCGGGACACGCCTGCCTTGACATGGAAAAGGTTGCGGATAGAGATTCCATGTGTGTCAATAGAGATAGAAAATTTAGCACCATAGTTGGTGATTCGGGAGGATACCAACTAGGCAAAGGAATCATAAAATTTGACTGGAAAGATTTTGAAGGAACAAAAGCAAACGCAGTCAGAAGCAATATATTAAATTGGTTAGAACTTACAGCAGATTGGTCAATGACATTGGACGTGCCAAGTTGGGCGGCAGATGATCTTAATTCTCCAAAAACTGGACTCACTTCATTCAAAGATTGTCTAGACGGCACTGTATATAACAATAAATTTTTCCAAAAAAATAGATTAGGACAAACAAAGTTCTTAAATGTGCTACAAGGTGACGATTGGGAATCTGCTTGTATTTGGTATGATGCAGTCAAAGATTTTGAATTCGAAGGTTGGGCAATGGGCGGCATCAACATGTGTGACATGGAAGTTATGCTGAAACGTTTAATAATCATGCGAGATGAGAAAAAACTAGACGGCAAGGACTGGATGCACGTTTTAGGCACATCACAATTAGACTGGGCATGTTTCTTAACGCAAGTACAAAGACAAATAAGAAAAAACATTAATCCGAATTTTACAATGAGTTTTGACTCGGCGTCTGCATTTTTATCAACTGCAAACGGACTGGTTTACACACACAACTTATTCACTCCTAAAAGATGGTCATACATTATGGAAAAGGCACCGGACGATAAAAATTTAAAAGACTCTGATATTCCGTTTCCTTTTCCAAGTGTGATCGGTGATAGATTGACTATGAAAGATGTTTGTTGGTACGGCCAAGGCGACCTAAATAAGAATAACAAAGAAGGCAAGACAAGTTGGGACAGTTTCAGTTACGTACTAATGATGGCACATAACGTATACAATCATATCAAAGCGGTACACACTGCAAACGATATCAATGACATAGAAATGCTAAAACACAGACCTGAAGTAAAACACTGGAGGAAAACAAAAAACCAAGACAACACAGATGAGCCAAGTGATTTCGTTCCACGTAATATACTGTATTTCAACACGTTTGTAGAAGAAGTATTCAATTCTGAAAAACCAATGGATGTGATCAATGATGCACGTGGGTTTTTGGCAGACATCAGAGGCACAAGATGGCAAAGGGCAACCGGCGGAGGAAAAGGTAAAAACAATTTCTCAAGTTTATTTGAATAGGAGGCTAAAATGGTAAAACAAAAAAAGAAAAGTAAAGCGGTAAAAAAATTAGAGGATCACCACAAATATCTTGACAGAAAGGTAAAAGAACTTTCCGAAGAAAGGAAATACGATAGAAGTTCCGAATCAAAAACCTTATTAATGCGTCTTAAAAAAACAAAATTAGCATTGAAGGATGCCATTGCAAAAGCAAAGCAAACATTGACAGATTTTTAGGATAGTGTATAATATAGTATGCTCAGAGATTATGAAACAGGTATCAAGGATGATGCTT